GCAGTTGCCGCCTTGTAACAAGATCAAGTTTGTTAAGCGATTCTTCGTATTTTTCCCTGTTAATATGCGGGTTATCCTCCAACGTCGCGGGAATAAAAAGCTTTTTTCCCCTCAAGAACCTTTCTCTTACCCAATCGTGCCCTATGCCTCCCGGGTTACTCGCCGCCCTCATGCGAAGCGGAATATTCGAATCTGCCTTCTTTCGCAATCTCGAAAAAAGATAAAGATAATCGCTCTCTCGAAACGCCGTCAACTCATCAAACCCAATGAATTGAAATTCTGACGACTGATAACGGTACTTACTGTTCTCGGAATCCAAATAGCCAAAAGACAAAGTCGCCCCAGACGGAAACACCCAAGTTTTTCGATCGTCCCGCCACCTTGCCGCCGTGCCAAATAGCCACGAAAATGCCCGCTCCATAAGTGCCCCGGGCAGTGATAATTCCGCGTAGGTTTTTCTAAGCAACAACGCGGAATAATCCGGCTCGTTAACATACATTAGCGCTGCGGTAAGCAATGCTTCTGACTTTCCGCCGCCAGCCGCACCGCCGTACAAAAGCTCGGTTTGAGGCAACATCAAAAAGAGAAGCTGCTTTTTCCCGGGGCGGCTCCTTATCCACTCGTTGTGATAAATATGCCGCAGATTGCTTTCTATAACCTGTTCGTTTTCCGAAAGACTTAGCCGGTCATTCATCTTCTCCTGCATGTTCACAAACGTCTCCGTTTTCTGAAAATTCCTTTGCTACATCGACGACCTCCCTGATTGTTTCGAGAAAATCTTTTTCGTTTTTGAACGGCTGTACCTCTTTTATCGTCGCCTCAATCTCTTGCTGCTGCCGAAGCCCCCACCGCTTCGGGTTTCGCCGCTCTTGCCGCCAAGCCGCGGCACGCCAGTCTTCCTGAGCTGCTCTGTCAATCACTATCAAATCTCGCATCTCGGCGATCGCAATCGCTTCGTCATAGGCGTTCACAAACTCAACAAAGACGCGATCTTTTTCCGCTATTTTTTTGTATCTCTTCTCGCTGTTTTCAATGACTCGGCGCCCGTATTTTAGCCACTTGTAGAAAGTTGTCTTTGAAATCCCGGCGGCTGCCGCGGCAGTTTCCGGATATGATCCGATTTTCAGATATTTATACAAGCTTTCTACTTTTTCTTTTGAAATAACCGTCGGGCGACCTCCCGCATGACCTCTTTTTTGCTCCATTTTCTCACCTCTTTTTGTTTTGCTTTGTCACTTTTTTGTTTTGAAATCCAACATTATCGAATATTTCGAACCACCTTTTTTTACCTGTCTGATCATTCCGGGATACATTCTCATCAAACGCCTTGTGCAATCCGCTTCCATCGCTTGTGTTCGATAATCTACGCACCCACCGCTTTTTTTCCAATGTTCGTTTTGCCAAAACACATAACGTGCGGCGACTATTCCACCTCTTTCTTTTATGTGACGAAGGCATAATTCGTAATCCTCTTTCACTTGAAACGATTCATCGAAATAATAAGCCCCGTCGTTTATTATCCCCATACATGACGCGGTAACATAACTATAAAACAGAAAGGGATTGTAAGGATATGTAGCACGTGGCGATCCTTCTGTACTTACTCCCCAAATCTTGTAATTCATTCCCTCGGTCACATCAAACAACCTTGAAAAAGTCTGTATCCAAACAGACTCGTCTAATCTTCGCGATTTCGACTTGGTTTCAAGCAATTCAAAATATCCTTGTGCTTGCACATCATCATCCACAAAAACAACGTATTTTTCGGGTGTGTTTTTTAATATCCAATTTCTTGTTTTTGTTATTCCGAACACCGAGTTTGGGACGCCTTCAACTCGCCCGAATGTTTTTAGATAATCTTGCTTTTCGTTTTCTGGCACGTATAACGTCGCGATGTTAGAAAATAACTTTTCTGATTTTGTCCTTCCTGCCCGCCCTTTACTCGGGATCGCGACTAACATTTTTCACCCTTTCAAAAGTTAGAACCCGCTCTACCCCTACCGAATCAAACGAACTTCCTTTCTTATAACCGCCACGCCTTACCTGACGCAGCTTGAAAACCTCTTTCATTTCCTCCCATTCTTCCGCGTCTTTTGCAAATATTAAAATGTATTCCTTTTGCGGGTTCAGCTGTATGCTTTGTTCGAATATATCGTTATTTTCAATTTCTTCTTCTGGCGGCTCGATAATAAGATCATCAATGTCAAACCCCAGAGTTTCGAGTTCCGACATCTCCCAACCGTTAGCCAATACTTCGTAATCCCAATCGCCAGCCATTCCGCTCGGGGAATTATCAACAAGGATAAAACGTTTCTTCTGCTCTTCTGAAAGATTGCTCGCCTTAACGACCCAACCATCTGGTATTTCGCTCATCCCGAGTTTTTTAATTGCCCTGTATCTCATATTTCCACCCAGAATGACACCGCTATCATCAACCACTATCGGACGCAACATCATAAATTCGGGGTCTCGTGCAATAGAATCGCAAAGACGCCGGAACGCCTCACTTTGTATTGTCCGCGGATTGTTTTCGTTTTCTTTCAACCCGTCAATTTTTATCATTTGCTCTCTCCTTTTCTTTGCACCCGTTTTTTTAAGTATTTCGTCGGCAAATCCTCTTTTGTATATTTCTTGATGCTCTTAACCAGTTTCTCGAATTGTTCGCTTTTAATTATTCGCGGGTTTCTGTCGTTCGTTCTGAGCTCTTTCAACTGTACCATTGCCTGTTCTCCCTCCCCTATTTTTTATTCCACTCGGTTCGTGCTATTCACTGTGTTTTTTTCTACGTACTTTTCAAGCAGGCTTTCAATCACGCGTGAAAGCTTTTCGCCGCGTAACGCCGCAACCGCCTTCGCGTGTTGATATGTGGAAAAATTTTTTATTGAGATACATACGTTTTTTGTCATTTTCTCCCCTCCTTTATATAGTCAATTATATCATTTTTTTATATTATTATTCGTCAAGGAGCGTTTTTATAATTCTTTCAAGGGCTTCTCGCGCGGACGCAGACCCTATGCCTTCTGTAATCTCTGTCGCAAGGGCGCGCTTTTGCTCGATCATTTCCATCAGCTCTGTTTCTATTGTGCCTTCTGCTACGATATACCACGCTGTCGCCGATCCTTTCTGACCTATTCTGTGGATTCGATCTTCCGCTTGATCCATCTGTGCCGCGTTCCACCCAAGTTCTACCATCAGCACATCTTGAGCCGCTGTAAGTGTCAGCCCAACGCCCATTGTTCCGATCGTTCCAACAATAATTTTCGTGCTTGGGTTGCATTGAAAATCATCCACCAACCGTTGCCTGTCTTTCAGCGCAGTGTGTTGATTGATATACTCAACCCCAAATTCGCTCGCAATTCTCTGTACGACACTTTGATGATGCCCAAAAACCACGAGCTTTTTTTCTGATTCGATGAAGTCTCTAATCCATTCTATCACCGAATCCATCTTTGCTTCGGCTGCGCTTTGCTTTAGACTTTCAATCTCCGGCAGAATGGCGGATAACACCTTTTGTGTCTTACGATGCCGCTGTATGATCTCTTTTTTTTCTTCTTTTGTTTTCCCTTCTATCGCGTGCATCAATTCTTCGTCCGCCTTCATCTTGAGAGCTATATATTCGATTACCTCTTTCTTTCGCCTGTTGTAATTGGCGAGGCTTACTGCCACAGGGACTGCTATCCGCTGTTTTTTTGGTAACTCATCCAGCACTTTATCTTTCTCGCGTCGTACAAAGCAGGTTGCACGTAGATTCTGGTTGAATTCCTCTGTCTTGTCACTGTTCCAACAATACCGCCGCAAGATCGTCCACTCTCCGCCTAAATCCTCCAGATGTCCAACAATCTTTAGTTGGCTGATAAGCTCCTCCGCACGGTTCATCACTGGCGTACCTGTTAATTCAAGCACAACCTCGATGCCTTTCGAAAGTGCCAACGCCGCTTTTGTTCGGATTCCTTTTTTATTCTTGAGCTTGTGGCTTTCATCAAACACCAACGCTTTTGGCTCTAATTCTCGTATTTCGGCTTCTTGCTTTGGCATCATTTCGTAGTTAGTTATAATGATATCCGCCGCTCGCTGATTGCCTTTTTCCCAAATTTCCACCGTTTTCCCCGGTAGCCACCGTTTCGCTTCAAGCCGCCAGTTAAGTTTTAATGTCGCGGGGCAGACCACAACCGCCGGATACGCATTAAGGTGTTGCACAGCCGCCAACGCCTCGATTGTTTTTCCAAGCCCCGGTTCGTCGGCGATTATCGACTTTGGGTTGCTTGCGATGTACTTTACGCAAGCTTTTTGAAACGGTCTGAGCGTTCCGCCCAATCCATCGATCTCGAAAGGCTCATCTATCGAATAAGCCCCTGAGTCTCTTTGGTTGCTTATCGCAGCTTCGTGTTTCTTCATGATCTCTTCTTTTACCGATTCTGGCATCACAAACTCGCCTTCTTGCAATATTGGCAGTAATGCAAGCATTGCCGCTTTTGTTTTTGGCACCGTCCAATGTGGCTCGCTTCCAGACTCTCTTACAAATCGCCTGCCCGCGACCTCACGGATTGCTGACACAAGTTTTGGATTGTATTCGAAAAATATCTTGTACGTTTTTTCGCCCTCTTCTACACGAGAACGAGATTCTGGCTTTTCGATTATTTCCGGAAGGGCTTCGGAAGAAAATCCGTTTTCTTCCAAAAACCTTCTAAGCCCTTCACGGCTCGTAGAAGGCACCAACCACTTCTTTTGTGCCGGATCATACCGCCTGCCTTCTATCTCCTTAATTCGAGCCACAAGAAGCCTGTTATACTCGAAGCCGACGACATACCAGCCCTTTTCCGTTGCTATATTTATTTTACTTTTGCTTTTTTCTCTTTCTGATTTTGGAATTATAAATCCGGCTTTTTCTAACTGCGTGCGATACTTTTGCACGTATCGCAGCCCACGCTCGAAGTCATCTTCCGACCACTGTTCAAGTGGTCTGCCCGCCAGCTCGTGCCCGCCGAGCGTGTCTAACTTATTGAATCCCCGCCCGTCAAGCGTTGACGCGAAGTTGCATCTCGACGCCAGAAAAACAACCGCGTTTTTTACCTCTTCTTTGTTCATTCCGACCCCTCCTTTTTTCTATGCTTGATTATATCATATAAAACTATAAACGTCAAGTCTTATCGCTTATCGTTCTTTCAATAAAAAAGCGGCTTTCGCCGCTTATATTTTCATCCCGGTTTCTCTTTCGAA